CGCGATCGGGCCCGGATAGCACGCAGGTCACGCGAGAGGGTCCAGTTAGCTCCGTAAGGCGTCGTCGTCCAGTCGGCATTATGGCGGTCGAGACGGGCGGCTTTGTACGATCGCTGGTGCGTCTTGCCTTTCGTGGCGAAGAACCGGTTATAGATTCGTTGTGATAGCTTCATGGTTTTGCCTCAAGGATGTGGTACGTCCAGAATTTACCGTGAATGTTGTTATCAACTTCCCCATTCGGACCTAAGTAATCCCGGCTGATCCTGGCAACGATACTTTCAGGCCAGACACCAAGCGAGAAGTCGTTATAAGTGTCAACCGGCGGTTCCGGGATGCCCGAGCAGTCATGCTCAAGTTTCCTCGGATATTTCGCTAGAAATTCCTGAAACTCTTCTTTGCTCACCTGCTTAAATTCATCGCTCATACATCGCCACCTTTACCGACGTGCCGAATGTGCCGCCGTTTCGTACTCGCTCGGCGGCATTCTCCTGCGCGACGAGAGTAGCATAATATTTCCGGGCTTCTAAAAGTTCTTTCTTCGAGTGGTACTTCATCTTGCGCCGCCCGACCTGCGTCTCGACTTCCCACTCAAGCAGATGCTTTTCGAGCATGTCGTCGTGAGCGTCGAGAAGGATTTTGTTTTTCGAGCGGTTATCGACGGCAGCGGTTGACGCGGATGCATAGCCTTTTTTGACCGTGACTCTGCCATTCGCGACGGGGAAAGTGTTGGTCGGATCCGCGATCTCGGTCAGCCACGCTTGCCAGTCGTACGGCTTTACTGCCAGCGTTACGGACAACGCGGCGGTCAGGTCAACGGCGAAATCGTCACCGTCGGCAGTGGCATCGATGTTAATTCCGACGCCGTCACCGCGAAACCGGTATTGGAGCGTGTAATCGGTCGCTGGATAGTCCGAGAAGGTCTTAGTCCACTCGATCCGCTCGCCTTGCGTGATGGTTGTTGGTTCGGTTGTTCTGCTCATTTTTGCTACCTCTTATTTTTGTCACGATAATTCTTCATCAACGTTAAGTAGGTGAATTGGTGGAGACCAACACACAGAACAACAACTGCAATAAAGAGAACGACGCCGTAAAAAACTCCACTATTCATATTCACCACTTCCCCGGATTATACCCGTCAAATTTGTTATTTATCGTCCTAATTCGCGGCTTATTTAGCGGAATTACGTTGTTTTTGGACGGTTTTTCGGCTGTTTTGCCGCTATTTTCGGGCGTTTCGTCCGGTCTGTCTACCGCTTCACCGTGCTGCAACCTTCGCCGTGAGATCGCATCATAATTCGGATTGAGAATAACACGAGCGGCCGTCGCATAGACTCGAACGTCAAGGGCCTCATTTCGGACGTTTGTGCCGACTTTTTCGTAAACGCGATAGGTCCGGCCGCCTCTTGTATGCGTCACCATCTTCTCAGATGCGAGCTGCTTCATGTGAGATTCTTCGGTATACGGCTGACGGTCTGGAAAATGGCATCGACCGGGGCCAGATTTGATAACTTTCAAGGCGGCGAACACTTCATCCTTCGCGGCGTTCGTGCCGATCGGGAAAAGTTGGACCTGCGGACTGCGGCCTGATTTCGTCGGCTTCGAAAGCAGCGGCTTGAACGGGTCCGACATTCCTTTGACGGCAAACCAGCGTTTTCGAGCATGTTTTCGGCAAAAACTGTACACAACGCTCGTTAAATAGCCCGAATCGATCCCGGCACATTGTACGCGAAACGGTTGGCCGCTTGTTCCGGTGAATGAGGTTGTCAGAAATTCCGCAAGATCATCCCAAACGCTGCTTAGTTGCTCGGTGTCGTCTGCGTCGTCAGAATCTTCGTCGTGCGGAGCCTCGATCCCGGGCGAACCGTAGAAAACTTGATAATCGATCGACCAGGACTCGTTATCTTTACCCCAACCGACTATCTCGGCCTCAATGCGGTCCTTTTGGATATCCACGCCCGCCGTCAGAACCAGAACGCCATCGGGAACGGAGGACGGGTATTGCTCAAGATTCCACGCGAGATCTTCATACTCGATCATCTCAACCGGCTTCCATGCCTCGCCGAGTGAGGTATTAGTGAACACTTCGAGTTTGTGAATGTCGGTTTTAGATTCAAGAAAATCGACAACCAGTCGGCCCCATCTAACGAACGGCGAATAAATCTGATTTATCTTAAAACTCGCGACACCGTTGAAGGGTTTGGACGCCCGCCAATAGCCCTTTGCGAGCATATCGTCGCGGTCGAATTCCTCGATTATGGTTTGGCAGTGTTCGCAAAGGTAATACGGAAATTCCGGCGCATCTTCGTCCCACTTCAGGCCATAAGGTACGGGAACTATCTCGCCGTTTATCTCTTGCGGCTTTCCGCCGAACTTGAGTGTCTGGTATTCGTCGCAGTGCGGGCAAGGAACGTAATATTCTCGCTGGTCGCCGCGTTCGTAGTCGTGTGTTATATCGCCGCAGGTCTCGTTCCCGCCGCAATCACATCTTCGCGGCGTCGAGAGTTTCATGATCAACTCTTCGCCGTCGTAAGTTTTCGTCGAGCCTTCGCCGATCTTTACCGGGTCGCCTTCTGTGGTTGGCTTGTACGCGGCCTTTTCATCAAAAATAATAAGACTGAACGGCCTTGACGATAGTTCTGCCGGTGACGAAGCCCATAGAATGTACAAATTAGTGGCCGGAAAACGCTTGTATTTCTGATTATTCTCTTCGGATCTGTTTGAAATAATGCGTCGAAGTTCGGGTGTTGCTCGGACCATTGCGTCGAACGATTCTTGCGTCCACGCCGTAGCCTTGTCTTCTTTTTCGGCAACATAGGCAATTTCCGCATCTGGCCCCAAGTGAGCCCGTTTACCGATGACGTTGACGCCGGCCTCAGACTTCCCAACCTGTCGCGAAGCCTGAAAAATGATCTCACGAACCATCGGATTATCTGCTGCGGCCATTATCTCCGTCAGAAACGGGACTGTTTCATTTGACCACTTTCCCTTGCGAGATCCGCGATCGACAACGCGGTAGGTTTCGGCCCATTCAGGCGTAGACATCTTGTGCGGAATAGCAAGCTCGATCGCCGAGCGAAGTGCCTTCCTTGCTGTAGATGTGTTGGCCATTTCTATCCAATTATTTCTTCGAAGTTGTCACGAAGATTTTTCATGATCCGTTCCGTGTCAGTGTTTAGGATCTTCTTGATCTCGATCGGGCTTTTCGCTTTGGCCAGCTTCGGACCAATGCGCTTCGGCTGCCTAAGTGTGAATTCCTGATAAATCCAGGTAATGACTTGATGCAAATCTTCAATAGCCGAGGCCATATCGACTAAACTGCCCTGCTCTTTCGCGAGCTTCAATTCCTTCAACTGAGCGTCCGCACGTAGGCCGCGGATCCTTGTTGCTGATGCCGAGTCCTTCGCGAACTTCAACGCATGAACCATGTCCTCATCGAACAAATAGAGCTTCAGCTTCACATTCGACGACGGGTCCGGTTCATAGCCAAGATCGTCCAGCCGCGATGTGACGGTTGCCCGGTCGAGCCTCAGCCGTTTGCTGATCTCGTTAATGGAGATCAGCTCGGCTTTTTTCTCTATTTTTTTGGCTGATGCGGTCATTTACTGATATTCACTTGCCGGTAGTCGTTTGTGCGTAATATTCGGGCTTGGCAGTGACTGTGGTGTTTCCTCGCATGTGACGCAGACGGTCATAATCCGTTGCTCGACCGCTCCACAGTGAGTAAATGGCATATATCGGACAAGAGCCTTAAATCCGCAATTTTCGCAACTGCCCTTAAATAATTCGACGTGCATCCTTTTACCTCATTGTCGCCAACGCCTTCCGAATCTCCCGCTCGATGTGAACAAGGCCGCGGCGTTTGACGACCTTTTCAATTGGTTCCTCGAAGGTTGACTGTCTGCGTATCCTTGCCGCTTGTTCGAGGTTGTAAAGGGCCACGATCTGCGACCGCTTGCCTTTGTATTTCCGCTGAAAAAGCACATCGCCTTTCGAGGTCTTTATCACGAACGTCCGCTTGTTTCGCAGCGCTGCCGGCCGATTTGCTCGAGCAATAATGTCGCGTTTGTTTCGACGGACGTTCGCTGTCGGAATTGCCAGCCGTCCGGATCTTCCTTTCTTCGTGCCGCCTTTCTCGTGAATATCGAGCCAGTCCGCCCGGGTCCGAATCTCGCTTGCCATATCCGTCGGCTTCGCGATCTTGATCTTAATTCCCATCGCGTTCGACGGATTGAACCAGCCGCCGCGAAGTGTGAATGTTCCTTTCAAAGAGCCTAAAACGGCCTTTTGGCCGTCCTTTGCGATCTCGGTCAGACCTCTCGCCGTGCCGTAATTGATCTGCTTTATGATCGAGGCGGCGGATGGCGGTCGTTGTGTGACTTTGACTGCGATCATACGTGCCTTCGAATCTCGTCTCCGAGTTTGTCGATCTTTGCGAAGGCCCTCTCGAAGTTCTTTTCCATTGCCTGATCTGATCGGTCGATCCGCTGTTCCAATCCTCTCATGTACAGGTGATTGACGTGCGAACTCGAGTCTTTTGTGTGCGTCTGAAACTGAATCTCAAGTTCAGCGTGCTTCTCGCAAATTTCTTCCACGGCTTCTTTTACCCCTCTTAGCATAGCCTCCTGACGCACGGCCCAAATGATGCCGGATAAAAGCAAAACTGCGAGTGTAATGATCCATCCCGCATTCTGTGCAAACCAAGATTGTGTTTCCATCGCTGTCGATCTTCCTTTACTGGGGGTCTAAAGTTTCTTGCCATTCTTGGATAAATCAGGCCTTTCGGCTAAATAAAAAGCGGGCTTCGTTGGACTCGGCCAGAGCAAGGAGAAAGCCAATCTCTGGAACAATGGACGAAGCCCGCTAGGCGGAGAAATTGTTACGCTTCTGGATCGACCGGCGGGTCGATCGGGTCAACCGGCGGATCCACTGGCGCCGTCGGGATCGCGTCGCGCACCTGCTGTGCGAACTGAGCGGTCAGATTACGGATCGTCTCTGTGTTCTGAGACAGTCGGGCGGCCTCGGTCTCAACGTCGGCATTTGCCGGAAGATTCGCAACGTCCGATGCGAGTTCGGTAAGTGCCGAGCCGATGGCCTCAAAGCCTTCAGCGACGGCGACAGATTGATCGGTTACTGCGTTTTGTAGTGTTTCAAGTGCGTTCATAATTTCTCTCCTGATTGATTTGATAAGTACGTGAGCCAAAGCGGCTCCTGAAATTGCCGCCGTCACGATAAGGGTCGCGATGGCGTATTGCTCCTGCGTCACGCCCGCCAAGGCTGCGATAATGGACACCGTGACGAAAAGAAAAACAAGCCTCATTCGCCGTCTTCCTCGTGACCTTCTTTGCGAAGCCGTTCGGCATTTTCCTCAACTTCCAGCCAGGTCACCGCTTCGCTGAGCGTCACGTTGCCGATAAGGTTCAAAAGCTGCTGTAGTCTTAAAATGATTTCCATGATTCTCCTTCAATCGAACTGTACGATTTTTCCGTACAACTGCTATCCCAACTGCGCCGCCACGACGCTCCGTTTACCGAATGCCTTAGCGATCAGCAGGACCGCCGTCTTGATCGTCTCGATGATCGCTCCGAAGTTACCGGACACGTTGGTCAGTTTTAACGCCGCGAGAACGGTTACGAACTTGGCCACGACCTCAGAATTAAAAGTTCCGAACAACTGGCCGATAACGTCTTTCGGCACGTCGGCACCGTACTGCTTTTCGGCATTAGCGACAGCGAGATCGAACGCTTGGCCGGCCTTTGCCAGCACGATGAACCCGTCGGCGATCTTGTCTTTCGTCGCAAGGTTGATGAAGTTCGAGCGGAATAGCTCACGAGTTAAATCGACCCCGCTATTGGCGTAGGTTGCCAGTTTCGCGGACGATGATTTTGCCTTCGCGATGGTCTGCGACGGGCACGCCGTCAGCATGAAAAGGCTGTAAACGAGTAGCAAGCAGGTCAGAATTTTTCTCATATTTTCTCCGTTCCGGTGACTGCCGCCGGGCTTGATGTGACGCCGATCAGGATGCCGCCGATGACGAACGCCATAGCGGCCGGGCTCTGTTCTGCGTTGAAGCCGAAACTCCCGAGCATCGACGAGATCTCCGGCGAGATAACCAGCGTTGCCGCGAGAACCCAAACCGTGATGAACGCGAACGTCAGCCGTAAAGCATTCGTTCGGTACCAGGTCACCGTGTCGATACTCGCAACCAAAACGCGGATGGTGTACAGCAGGATCACCAGCAAAAGCGTTAGGCTCATGCGTAGGCCGTAATTGAAAATCGTGTCGTAATTGATCGGTTCCATGTTCTCAAAGCTCCTATTTTTCAAACCCGAAAAGGGTCCGGCTCGTGGGCTGTTGCGTTCACCGCAGGCGGTTTCACGGTGCCGCTGTTTGTCACTGAAGTTTGATAGCCAGAAGTTCGGTAGGCTACTAAACCGCCATGACGCTCGGTCGCCCTTTCCGGGTCTCGTCAAAGATCATTGCCTTGCCAAAACCTCAGCAAGATTCTCCGCCACTGTCGCGAAGTTGTTGCGGTACAGCGTCATATCCGCCATGTTCGAGATGAAGCAAACCTCGACGATCATGCCGCCCGCTTCGCAGAACGCAAGCCGGTGGTGTTGCCCGGAATTATCAGCCTTCCATCCACGCTCACCGCGAAGCTTGATTCCGGTCGCCTGATGTATCGCTTCAGCCAAAGCCTGAGCGAGTGCTTTCTTGTTCGGTTTGGACAAGACCTCGATTCCGGTCGCGTTTTGCGGTCCAGCATTCCAATGCATTTCAACCGCTACGTCGGCCTTTCGTGCGAGAACCAAAGCTTTCGAAAGTGGGTCGTTCTGACCGTCGGATCCGTCCTCGATGACAGAGCAGCCTTTCGCTCGAAGTTTTGCCGCCACAGCATCCCGCAGCTCGGTAGTCAGAATGCCTTCGACAAATCCGTTACCGGCCGCGCCGCGATCTTGTCCGGGAGTGTTCGTGTGGCCGGCTGAGACGAGGATTAGTTTTCCGGGGGTCGCGTCAGAGAATCCGGGAAATCCTTTCGCCTTAGCCGCCGCGATCGTGTTGTCGCCGACGATTCCGTCAGCCCGTAAATCGTTCGCCGCCTGAAAACTTCGACTGGCCCTTTCCGTCGCCGGCCCGAAATCAGAATCGGCCTTGATGTCGTATCCTTGGCGGGATAAAAATCTCTGCCAGTCAGCTACGTTTCGGTTTTTGTCGCCAAGTTTCAGGGTCATGGTTTTCAAGGATAGAGTTTTTTTCATTTTCTAAACTTTTTGGGGTGACAAACTCACCGCTTCCGGCCGCTTACCAACAGCATTTCTCGACCTCGACCGCTCGGCCGGTACTGCTTGATCGTCACAAGATCCTCGTCCGCAAGCTGCTTGATCAGGTCGTAAACCTCCTGTCGCGGCCAGCCGGTAGTCTTCGCAATTTCCGGCACCGTCGCCTCAACCTCAGCCAAGAAAATCACCAGGGCTTGTTTTTTTTGAGCCGGCGTCGAGCCGAAATACTTCTGACAGCGATTCGCAACCTTCCTCAGCAGCCTCGCCGTGAACTCGGTCGATGATCCCGCCAACTGCAGCAGCATTCTCGCCTCGTCCAAGCCTCTCCGTCTCTCGTCTGGTGTTAATTCGGGCATCTTGATGATATTTAAAAAAATTGCTCAGTTTCT